TAATTTGGGTTGCGGTTCAAATTATCAAACAACAGCTGGGTCTTGGAATTCTTCAAATTATTATTCAACATCAAGTGCTCAAAATATAACTGCGACATCAGGCGCAACTTTCTACATAACAGGCGTACAATTAGAAGTTGGTTCCGTAGCAACACCATATCAATTTAATACCTACAGCGATCAATTATCGCAGTGCCAAAGATATTGTTATAGGCCTGTTGGACCATCTGCTTACAATTGGCTTTCCGGTTCTGGTGGTTGGGGTAGCGTCACAAATGCTCTTATAGGTGGAACTTTCCCCGTTCAAATGAGGACTGTGCCATCTCTAACAACTGACAGTTCTACTCTTTCAAATTATGCCGTTTATGCAACAAGCGGTGGAACATTTAGCGCTGTAACATCCTTATCAGTAAATAGTGTTTCTGGTACATTTAATTATCTTTTAAGTGTAGGAACTGGATCTGGTGGAACAACAGGAACAGTTTGTTATTTATCTCAAAATTCACAATCAACTTATGGTTTATATTGGTCAGCGGAGATATAAAAATGTACACTAACGCATACTATGTAAATGGTCTTGATGGAAAACCAATGTGCATCAATGCTGAGTTGGCAAGTGGACAATTTATTTCTATCCCACTTGATCCAGAAAACAGTGATTACAAAAACATTATGAAATTAGTGCAAGAAGGGCAATTAACTATTGCTCCTGCAAGCTAAGGAACTGAACTATGTCGGCAATTATTGATGGTACAAACGGCGTAACGGCGGCAACACTTGTTCCATCAGGTTCCTCTGCCCCTACCAACGGAATTTATCTTCCGACAACAAATTCTGTTGCAATTGCAACTAACGGCACAGTAGGATTAAAAGTTAATTCAAATGGCAATGTATCAATGCCATTGCAACCTTCTTTTGTTGCATCATTAACAAGTAATAGCGATCAAACTTATACAAATACGACATTACCATTTAATATAGTTACGCTTAATAGGGGTGGTGGAACTTTTAATACATCATCGTATTATTATCAGGTTCCAACTAGCGGATATTATTTATTTCAATGTTCGACTTACGGCACTAATTCTGCTGGTTCAGCAACTATGTATCATTATTTTCTTGTTAATGGTTCAGCACCTTCTGGATCTAGACCCGTATCAGATGTTTATATTGGCGGTTCAAGTGGTCAAGTTGCTATTTGTGCAATACAGGCTTTCCAAGTAATAAATTGCAATGCTGGCGACCAAGTTTCAGTATATGCATCAGCATATAATTCATCAGCTGTTTATAGAATTTACACTGGTGCATCTCTGTTCCAAGGTACATTTTTAGGGTAAAAAAATGGCAAACACATACACTTGGCATATCGCAAACATGAACATTGTCCCGTCATCAAATGGGCAAACTAATGTTGTGTCTAAAATTTATTGGTATCTTGAAGCTTTTAGCAGCGAGACACAGCAAGTTAAAAATATGGATGGGTCAACAAACACAATTTCATATCAGGCGACAACCAACGGCGAAACTGATGTAACATACACAGCTGGCTCACCCTTTACGGCCTATAATCAACTTACTCAGGCTGAAGTCATTGGATGGGTGCAGGCTGCATTAGGGGCCACTCAAGTTTCGGCTCTTGAGGCACAGTTAGATGCGGAAATAGCAGCTAAAATTTCTCCTCAAAATACATCATTGCCATTACCTTGGCATAATTAATCTAAGTTGTCCTTTATAAAAAATTGTTTATTATATATTTTAACCAGAGGGGGTTATAATGAACAATCTGCCAATACAGGTTGAAAAGTATTTATATTTTCCAACCTCAATATATATAGTTCATAGACCAGATTTTCTTAAATCTGTAATGGAAGTTTCTGAAGAACATCTTAATGAAGTTAAGGAAAAAACACAGAAAAACGAAATATATCCTTTATTTATGACGCAAAGTTACTTTCTTGATCCAAGAATTGAAAAATTTTCAAAATATATTGCTCAAACTGCGTGGGATATTCTTAAAGATCAGGGATATAACATGACAGATAAACAAACTTTTTTTACTGAAATGTGGACACAAGAACATTCCAAACATTCCCTTATGGAACAACATACACATAAATTTGGAGCACAAATCGTAGGTTTTTATTTCCTTGATACGCCAGAAGGCTGTTCACGTTTAGTTATTCATGATCCACGCCCTGCCAAGACAATCGTTGGGTTGGATGAAACCAACATGACAATGGCTACAGAAGCCAGCGACATGATTAACTTTGAACCTAAGCCTGGTATGATTGTCTTTACAAATGGTTGGTTGCCACACTCATTTGGTCGCCACGCAGGTAAAAAGCCAATTAAATTTGTGCATTTTAACCTTAGCGTTCAATTTGCACCACCACCCGCTTGTCCCGCTCCAGCAGCGGAAATAATCTAATGCCAAAGTATAGCATCAGATTTAACAAAAGCCGTGGCATGGATGGGCGTGGAACGCCTGACCATGTGTGGCGGGTATTCGAAGACAACAGCAAAGAATACCTATTTAAACATCTGAATATTTCTGTCCCAATTACGGATGAACGTGATGGAGAGGATTGGAATATTTGTTGTTTTGGTGTATTAAATATAGATCGTGAGTCATCGACTGCGATCATTAAACCAGAGGGAAATGGAAAATGAACGTGAATTTAACCTTAACAGTAGAAGAAGTTAATTACATCTTAAATTGCCTTGGTTCTCGTCCTTTTGCCGAGGTACAGGCTTTAATTAATAAAATTAAAGCTGACGGGGATGCTCAACTTGCTTCTGCGGCCCAAGCTAATGCTGCACCAGCGGCAGATGCAACGGCTACACCAGACGCTCCGCAGGAATGAAAAAATGTCTGATCTTGACCAAACATCCGTAACAATAGGCGATTTACTAGCCAGAGTTAAAATTGTTGAACAGGATATGGTCGATATTAAAAGAAGTCAGGCTGAGATTTTACAAATTTTACATGAAGCTAGAGGTGGATGGCGTATCATGATAGTTCTTGGTACGCTTATCTCTGGTATTATTGGTTATTTATCGTCCCACGATTGGTCATTTAGGTAGAATTTCTTTCACAATTAAATTATATAGTTTTAATAAGCATTTAGAGGGAAGTGCAATGTTGGGGATGAGGCATGGACCCTCTTACAATACTTGCGTTAGCCCAGACTGCCTATGGCGCTATTAAATCAGGCATAGCCGCTGGCAAGGAAATCCAAGGCATGATGCAGGACGTCAGTTCCCTTATGGGTTCTGTCGGCGAAATTACACGTCTTGTTGCAGATCCGCCCAAAAGCATCTTTCAATCGAAAGAAACTGCCGAAAAAAGGGCTATGGATGCTTATGCTGCTAAACAGCAAATCAACAAGATGATGCAGGAAGCTCAAAACTTGTTTGTGTCCGAATATGGCTATGGCGAGTGGATACGGCTACAAGAAGAAATCACCCGTATTAAAAAAGCTGATAAACTTGCTGCCGAAAAAGCCAAGCGTGAACGTGAAAACTTTTTGCGTGGTTTAATGATTTGGGTAAGCGTAGCTGTAATACTTCTATGCTTTATCTTTGTTGCCTTTTTTGTGGCTTATCTCTTAACTGTGAAAGGTTGATCTTATGAATATGTCTGAAGGCGGATTAAACGCCCTTACGAAACAATTTGAAGGTTGCAAATTAACAGCTTATCGGTGTCCAGCAGGTATTTTGACTATTGGATATGGTCATACATCTGCTGCTGGTGCTCCTGAAGTAACCGAGGGCATGACTATATCACAAGAAGATGCCAATCGTATTTTGGCAGCTGATATGGTTAAGTTTGAAAACGATGTTAAAGCTCTTGTTAAAGTAGAACTTTCACAGCATCAATTCGATGTATTGGTCGATTTTTGTTATAATGCTGGTAGGGGTAATTTAGCTTCATCAACTCTTTTAAAGTGTGTCAATGCAAAACAATTTGATCGGGTTCCAACAGAACTGCAGAAATGGACTAAAGGTGGCGGGAAGGTATTGCCCGGTCTTGTCCGTCGTCGGAACGCCGAAACAGATTGGTGGAACACGGGCGGCAAACCCGTTGAGGAGCAAGAACAACGCATTACCCCTGACGTACCGCAAACCAAGACGATGGCTGAAAGTAAGCAAGGCAATACAGCCTTGGCAACATCTGCGATTGGCGTGGCGGGTGTTGCTAAAACCGCAGCCGATCATGCGTCAGACATTGTTGGTCAAGCGCAATCAGCAAACGACTTACTTACGCAGGTACAAGGGCTTTTGTCCAATACGACTTTTGACCTGTTTTTAGTTATTGTTCTTTGTGGGG